CTATGCAACCTTAACTACGGCGGCAAAACAGCTTTTAGCGATTGCCATCTGCTCGGCATCATTCATCGCGTCATGAAGCGCGTTGTGCTTAATCATCTGGAAGTATGGCTGGTGGTCAGGAACATAACCTTTTTTGCCACCAGTGAGCGCATCGATGTACGTCCGAACGTCGCGCTTGCCGTTATACTTCCATGGGCATTCCATGCGGCAGGAACGGTATGCGCTTTCTAGAATCGAGCCATCAAAATCGGTACCACGAAAATAAATAGTTACACCAGGATGTTGAGCTATCCAACTATTGAGATTGAGCAACTGATCGGCTAAAGATTCTCGATCGCCGGATAAGGCTTCTTGCGCATCCTGCTTCTGATTTCTCCACCAATGCTGTGTATCTTTTGAGACAGAGCGCCCAAGCATCAGCTGGTCGTTAGCATCAAGCAGGCAGTAGAACGCATTAGCTGAATAGTCAGAAAGCTCAGGCTCACGGCTTACAGCCAGAATAGATTCGCGAGTACCTTCCAGATTGGCAACATCAAAAGCAAAAGCGCCGATAGATAGGATGAGAGCAGAAGGGCGCACATCCATAGTTTCGGTATCGATCACGATAGTGTTAATCATATTATTCACCCTCACAATTTATGCAGCTCGTATCGTCACCCGCATCGCATTGGTCACATTTCTCCATCCCGCAATGTGGGCAGTCTTTTGTATAGGTTGGCGCTTCATTGCCACAGCTCGAACATTCTTCTATTTCTGGGGCTTGAAGAGTTGGGTTATCCATTGTTCTGCTCCTGTACTGGTGCTGCGGGTAATGGCATCCAGTGGGTAATTTCAAAGCCTTCTCGGGGAAGATTTGGAAACTCATCGGGATAAAAATCACCATCTTCAACTTCCGCACACCAAATGATCCCGCGATTACTACAAACCAAAACGGTGTTGTAATTCTCAGGCATGCCTTCATCCACGTTTATCCACTTATGCTCGCTTACAGGTATTATTGAGGCTTCATCGCTAGGTAATGGAGGCAAGTCAGGAACAGTCACGCCAAACAATGCAGCTAAGGCGCGATAATTCTGTTCGGAGTGATAGCGGCCTTTACAACGAACAAGCTTCTCAGCTGCTTTCCTGAACGCCAATAACGCCTCTGCAACGCTGACAGGCAACATCACGCAGCTGTTCCCGACTTCGATACAGTTTTTGATTCTTTTTTCTAAACGTTCAGTTGTTAATTCAGACATTGTTCAGATCTCCCACAACCTCAATCAGAATGTCATTTGCTAAATCGAGGCTGATCACATCATTTTCTGTATATGGAGATAGCGGCTCTTTAGCTGGCTGAAAGTGCAATACTGTATGGTTCCCGTAATAGTTGATGTATCGCAGCCGGTAGCACTTACCAAAAACACAAACAACATCATTAGGCTTTGCATCAGTAACGGGCTTTTTAACTTTGTGGTTGGTCAGCTGGTGGATCTCACGCAACACATCAAACCGTGTAATGGCTTCACGTAATATTGCTGCTGCTTCTGGATATTGATCATTAATAAGCTTCACGCCTGCATGCGCTTGCTTAACTAATGTTCCTGCTGGTATTTCACTGATGTGTGTCATTTGCATAGCTCCGTCAATTCAACGTATCGCCCCATAAAGAGATGCTCGGCAACTTCTGCGGTCATTGGTTCGATAGTGAAATCAACAAATGGAATGCCATTCAGAAGTGGCCACGGATTTTCATCAACGATCCCAAGGTCACGTTTTTCTGATGCCAGCATGATGAGGTCCGCATATTTGACGCAGCTGCTAAGCGCTAGTGGTAGGCCAAATCGTTCGCAGATAGCCATTTCAACGCGCTGTTCTAATGCGCGATAATCTGGCAAAAGAAGTTTTATGGGTGATGGCATATCTTTGATGTAAGCCTCGGCAGCGTCATGCATTAGGGCCTCGAGTGCGAACTCTGGAGGTACACAAAACGATGCGTGATAGCAGTGCTGAGCAACGCTGTACGCGGCCTTGGTATGCCCGTTAAAGCGGTTTTCTCTGGCAAGGGCATGAGCGATATCCTCGATCACTATTTGCTCGCGCTGAGGCTCAATTAAATTAAATGCTTTACCTGAGAAGGTAATAATATAAGGGCTGTTCACTTTTTAATTTCTCCACACATTAAATAGATAACACTTCACTAAGCACCGAATATGCTCGGTGCTTAAGGCTGTATTAAATATTATTAATAATTAGGCTTTAAAATTACCGATGAAGGTTTCAATAGATTTGCCAGTGAATTGCTCTGTAAGCAGATCACGGAATTCGTTTGCAATTTCTTCCTCTACAGCTTCCAGTTGAACAATACGCAGGACAAATAAAGGCGTGTCACCCGTCAGGATACTATTACGCAGACTGAAACGGCGCTCGGATAAGCCTTCATAAGGTACGCACTTAAATTCAAAGGCCACAGGCATGATCTCTTTGCTTTTAGCCTCTACACTTTGCATCAATGACTGCTTACCGCTGAAATCAGCAGCTTCATGATCGGCACTTTGTACAGATTCAATAGTAATACGGCGAACGGCGCTCACAGCTTGTTTGATTGGAAGCACTTTACCTTCTGCATCAAAGGCTGTGAGGAAGTCGCTCCAATCCTCTAGCCACTCTGCAAGGCGCTTCTGGTTTGATTTTTCACCATTGAAAGCAAGCAGAGCGCAGAACGGTGCTGTTTTCTTCAAAGCGATTGCTGCTGTGTTATCGGCATGGCCTGCGTTCGCAAGTGTGCCGAGGTTGAACACGGAGGTTGCACACATATTGTCAGCGTCGATAAAGCAACGGGCGCCCGGCTGACCTTCTGAATATGCAGATGAATAACGAACGAAATCGGCAATACTGGTGGTGCTTAATTTGCCACGAAAACGGCTGCGGCCTAATTCTAAATGTTCCAATGATTTAATTTGGTGATTTTCAGGAATAATTACAGCGGGGCAATTAGTCGTTTTAATCGGGTCCAAATGAAATGCAGATAATGTAAGCTCTTGGATTTTATTAATAGTGCAAGCGTCTAATTGAGACATGTTTAGTCCTCGCTTATTTAAAAAGCGTTAATTTAAAAGGTTGAAATAAAACTTAGGTATTACGGCTTATGTAGTTATTCGTAATTTACCGTCTACCTCTCCGGTAATTGCAAATAACTGGCCCTGATCTTCTTGCAAGATCGTTAGCTTGCCACCTTTCCCAACGTACATAGGTGTTTCGGTGGTGTCTTCTTCTGACTGCTTGCCACGAGGTGTTGGTGTAACGAACTTCAATTTGTGCTTAATACCAACGCGCTTTTCTTCAACTGAGTTGCTCAGGCGGTCAATATCAAACGTGAGGACAACTTGCCCTTTACCGCCATTGTTGAGAACCCCCAACGCGGTATTGTTGAGCGCAGCGGCGATCTTGTTAACGAAGATCCCCGCGTCGAGCTCGCCCAGAAAGTCGGGCACTACGGTCATGCGATCATTGCTCATCGGTTTACCCTCTGAAATGCGGTATGTACCGCGCTTATTTACTCCACACACTGATTTGCTGTGGCGGCTGGACTTGAACCAGCGACGCGAAGCTCGGGCGGCCTCCGCTCTACCAACTGAGCTACACCACAACGTAAAGAGCACTAAATGATGCTTCTAACAGCTATCGGTTGGGGAATGACACCTATTGGCTCTGAATCCTTAATCACAGATAGTGCTCTTTACGTTGTACTGCTTAAAAAGGGCGTTTACAGGCCAAATAACAGCCATCAATCCTCTGGTTGAAATCCTGCAACCGCCAAAGCTGCAATATGTGTTTGGTAAGATGAGTTACACAAACCATGAAATGAATGTACCTAATGTTACTCTTTGGTGTCAACAGAAAATGTACTTAAAGTTACATAAAGGATTTGGAAGGGGAGTTGCGGGTAAAAAAAAACCGACATTGGCTGTCGGCTTTTGAAATAGGATGTTAGTCAGAGATCTTGGGTAACTTGAACCACTTTACCTATAATCCTGCAGTTTCCATTTATTTCGATAGGCTTGAATGATGGGTTAAGTGGCATTAAGTAGCGGTTAGGGCCATCCCAAACAAGTTTCTTCACTGTTGCTTCTGATGTGCCATCAAGTATGGCCACGATAATTTTCCCGTAAAGATCTTCGATGCAACCATAATGCGGCTCCACGATAACTTTTGACCCTTCAGGTATTGTTGGTGCCCCGTTAGGGTTGGTCATTGACTCACCACGAACGATTAGTGCGAAAGCTTCATCTGATACGTTCACCGTTGTATGGCACCAACCGATAACATCAGATAAGCGCGCGGATGCATGTGTTTCAGTCCAAGCCCCTGCTTGTACAGACGATATGACTGGAATCGCTGTAGGTGCCAATAAGTTTGGAATGACAACAGTGTCATCTTTTAGTGAATCTCCAGTTCCATATAAGATCCATTCTGGGGTTGTTTGAAGAGTCGCAGCAAGCTGATGCAGGTTCTCGCCATCAGGCTTTGTAACCCCCGTTTCCCACTTCGTTACGGACACACGACTTACTCTGAGCATTTTAGCCAGATCAGATTGAGTCAATTCTAACTGCAGCCGCCGCGAACGAATCCGCTCATTCATTTCACTTTTCATGTAACCAATGTTACCCGAAATGGATGTGAAAAGTGTTTGCTTCATGATGTACCTTTTGTTACCTTTTGTGATGTGATTACTAATTGGAGCCAGCATGAAAAAGAAACGAGTAACTGAATATTTTGGAGGTGTAGGAAAAACAGCCTTGGTACTCGGTATTAGCCATCCAGCGGTGTGTCGCTGGGGGGAAGTAATACCAGAGAAACAAGCTCTTAAAGTTGAGCGAATTACCAATGGCGAGTTGAAGTATGACCCTGCGCTTTATTCAGGAAATCATAAATCAGTGAGCAATAAATAAAACCACAAAAGAGAGACCAACACTGTGGACAACAAGAATTTTCCAGCCCCGGCAGATATGACAGCAGCAATGCACAAGCTGATCACTTCAACACCGGGTGGGTATGAAGCGATGGCGCAACAGCTTTCGCACGACGGTACCCATAACGCGCTGAGTAACCGCGTTCGTCAGATCGGTGGGCAAATGGTGCCGTTCGGCATGGCTATTCAGTTGGAGGCCTTTTCCGGTCGCACGGATATTACCGAAGCTATGTGTAAGCGTGCTGGTGGTGTGTTCGTGAAACTGCCTGATGTGGATCAGGTCGGGAATGAAGAGCTGCTGCACAAATTTAACGACCTGCTGGCGGCGCTGGGTGATTTTAGCCGAGCACATAACGAGTTCACCCATGATGGCGTTCTTGACCGAGAAGAAAGCAAACGCCTACGTGCCAAAGGTTATCGAGCACAGTCTTTGATAGCCGAGATTTGGGTGATTTCAGAAATGCTGTGGGGAGAGGGTGACGCCAAGAGTATGCAGCTCTTGGCGTCGGGTGCGACTAAATCAGTGTGTGGAGAAATAACCGCGTGAGCATTTTAACAACAAACAAACGAACTCCGCAATTCCACTGCAAACCGGTACCCGGTGGGCGTAAGCCGATTGCGTTTCCGTATGCCGCTAAATTACAAGGTGAGTGGACTGACATCAACCACAGCTTTGTTGAGTGGGCTGTGGGTGAGCAACAAGCAGGTCGAGGTGTGGCATGAATATGAACATGGCTAACCTTTCTATATCTTCTGAAATAACCATGAGCAGCCGTGAAATTGCTGAGTTAGTTAAAAGCAAACACGGTGATGTTAAGCGTTCAGCCGAACGCCTAGTGGGTGCGGGTATTTTAACCGCGCCGTTGGCGCAGTTCGATTTTGAGCATAACGGGAATACGTACCAGGAGTATCGGTTTAACAAGCGAGACTCGTTGATATTGGTTGCCCGTTTGTCACCGTTGTTCACTGCGGCTGTCGTTGACCGTTGGCAAGAGCTGGAAAATAGCACTCCAGCGCTTCCTCAATCATTACCAGAAGCGTTGCGCCTTGCTGCTGATATGGCAGAGCAGAAAGCCGCGCTCGAGTTAAAGGTTCAGCAGGATGCGCCGAAGGTGGCGTTTGTCGATCATTTCGTTGATGCCGCTGGTGCTAAGAGTCTGCGTGAAAGCGCCAAGATTCTGCGCATGGCTGAAAAGTCGATGATAGAGGCGCTATTGCGTGACAAGGTTCTGTTTCGTCAGTCTCGCAACTTATTGCCATCCTCAATCCACCAGCGTAACGGCTTATTCTGCGTGAAAACTGGCACATCTGAGTTTGGTCATGCTTTTACTCAAACCCGCGTAACGCCGCTGGGCCTGCAATGGCTTGCTGATCGTTACGCCTCTGAGTTGATGGTGGACTGATATGAGCCTACTTTTACCATCTCGCCCTCTCATCGTGCTTTCAGACCTAGCAGAACGCATCGGACTAAACGAGGCCATCGTACTTCAACAGGTCCAATACTGGCTGACTGAGACAAACTCAGGTATCGAGCATGAAGGCCGTCGCTGGGTATATAACTCAATCAGAGAGTGGCACAAGCAGTTTAAATTCTGGAATGAGAAAACAGTAAGCCGCACGTTTACTTCTCTAGAAAAACAAGGACTTATCACTGGTGAAAAGCTATCCAAAGATAAGCGTGACCAAACGAAATACTACGCTATTAACTACGATCATGCGGCGCTAGATGATGCCGAAATTATCAACAATTCCATTGGGACAAAATGTCCAACTCCATTAGGACAAAATGTCCAAATGCAAAAGGACAAAGTGACCTCATGCAATGGGACAAAATCGGGGGATTCCATTGGGACAAATTGTCCTAATGTTCTTACAGAGATCACTACAAAGAGTACTCAAGAGATCACATCAGATAAAAACACTTTGGGCAGTTCGGCTGCGCCGACCGACCCAGAGGTAGAAATTACTGATAAAGCGATTCAGGTACTCAAACATCTGAACCAAGTGACCGCATCCCGCTACCAGAATTGCAAATCCTCACTCGAGAACATTCGAGGCCGCCTGCGTGATGGTTTCACCACTGACGAGCTGATTTTGGTTGTTGATTTCAGTGTCGAGCGCTGGGGAAGCAATCTGGATATGGCGCCGAACCTGAACCCGACCACGTTGTTCCGTCCGGGAAAATTCCCGACCTACCTGAGCTCAGCAACCAACTGGTCCAAGGCTAGCCGTCCACCTCGAGCCCAATGGTCAACAGCAAATCAAGCCAAGCCGAAAGGTTACGTTGATATGGACTTTTCGAAGCAGGATTACTCATCGATCCCTACCGGTTTTAGAAACGGTTATTCAAGCGAACAGCCTCGAGAACAAGCAGCGCCGGTGGACAGAAGCGATTTACCAAAGTGGCTCTTAGAGCGTACCGGAGGTGCAGTGTGAAAAAACAAACCATGCCAGTAATTCGCCGCCACCGGCCAGCGCTTGTTCAGCTCCATCAGGAAAAAGCCCAACGCTGTGAAGCGGCAAAGCAGTGGCGCCGCGCTGAATATGAATGGTCCCGAGTCATTGAGAACTGCGGTACCGAAGAAGATATGGAGCACGCCGTAGCGAGCAGAACGGCATGTGCACGGATGTGCCTGCCATTAGGCTCTGCAGATCCACGTATGGACTATGAATCTGTTGTTCGTTTGGAGGTAATGGGATGAGCGCTAAATATCAAGTCATCTATGCTGATCCACCTTGGCAGTATGGCAACAAGTCCAGCCGTGGCGCTGCGTCTAACCATTATTCGACAATGACCCTTGATGAGCTAAAACGCATTCCAGTTTGGGATCTCGCTGCTGATAACGCTGTTTTAGCTATGTGGTACACGGGTACTCATGATGCACAGGCTAGAGAGCTGGCGAGCGCGTGGGGTTTTAATGTACGTCAGATGTTTCTGTTTACATGGGTAAAGCTGAACGAGAGAGCGCAACGCACTGTCGAGGAGTCGCTCACTAATGGTTCAATCGTTGATTTCTGGGACTTCTATGAACTGCTTAATCAAATAACCCGAATGAACCCCGGCAATTATAGCCGTGGAAATCAGGAGAGCTGTCTGATCGCCGTTCGAGGCAAAGGGCTTGAGCGCAGTGATGCAGCCATTAAGCAGGTTATCTATTCCCCATTAGGTGAGCACTCTGCAAAGCCGGGTGAGGCTAGATACCGTCTTGAAAAGCTTTATGGGGATGTGAAGCGTATTGAGCTATTTGCGCGAAATCAGGCTGATGGCTGGGATTCATGGGGTAATGAGTGCTCGCAATCCGTTGAGTTAGTTCCGGGGCGGGTCGAGGTTACCTCATGCGCATGATCCTCACTGCATTCCCGCAAACCGACGCTGGCATAGTTTTGCTTAAGCCGGGGCAGCTGACGCGCAAATTCCATAAAGGCCAGCGACTCATGATCACCGAGGTGCCAAAAGAGTTTGATAAGTTGCCAGCCGGTGAGCTGCCTGCGGCAAATCAGGATTTGGCTAATGATGAAGAGCTGCGGTCGTTCTTCTCTCACTATGATGTGATTAGAGCTGCTGGCGGTGATGGTGCGCTTAACGCGTGGGTTGATGAAATCAAAACCTGCCAGTGGAAGCGCAGTTATCACAACAGAAATTTGAACACGGTATCGCATAAAAACGGCGCCGTTCGTCTGTGCTGGAGCTGCGACAACCTCCACCACGATCAGTTTCACCCCGCGTTGGGCGACATCGCCGAAATTAACCGCGCCGAATGGCTGGTGGATGCCGTGCGCCAATCTCTTGGTTTCCGTGAAGGCCATCAACTAACCCTGCCAGAGCTATGCTGGTGGGCCGTGCTAAAACAAGTTACTGAGTACCTACCGAGCGCCATTGATTACCGCGTCACAAAGACGCCTGAGCCACCAGCGTTTGTGGGTGGCGTTATGAAAGAGGCCGACATAAATCCGTGGCCAACAAATCCGGCGCAGGTCATTGCTGATAGCGTCGAGCTAGTGAAGCCAGTTATCAAACTAATGGGGGATGAAGCGCCACCAGCGAGCTTTATGTTAAAACCTAAGCTGTCACGCTGGGAGTGTGAGAAGTACACGCGGTGGGTAAAAACGCAAAAGTGCTGCGGTTGCAGTAAACCAGCTGACGATCCGCATCATGTGATTAACCACGGGCTCGGTGGCATGGGAACCAAAACGCATGACCTGTTCGTGTTGCCGTTATGCAGACGGTGCCACGACAAGTTGCACAAGGATGTTGGAGCGTGGGAGCAGGAACACGGGGATCAGCGATTCCTATTGATTGAATTTTTAAATTACGCGCTGGGTGTTGGCGCAATTTTCAAAGCGTAACGTGTGGGGAGCGCTGAGTAATGAGAACTTGTAACTTAGAATATGTTCGTGAGCGCTTAAATCTGGCGCTGGCGGATTATGGAAGCAGAACAAAAGGGCAGCTTGATGCGTTTCAGGGGGCTGCGTTAATCAATACAACACGATACAAGCGTAGGCCAGAGGTCGAGGTTGGTGGGCAGTATCGGCAATCTGACCCTGTAGCATGTTCTGAGACTCGCGGCGGCAAGAGGCCAAAGCCACCGATCGAGGAAATAACATTCTGCCTCAGCTCTTGGCGCCGAGCTGTATTTGAGTTGGAAGGCCACCAGCGTGCATGGGTTTATTACTGTTATGCGCATAATCTTGAATACGATTATCAAGTTCAGATCACCACCCATGTTTGGGAGGCGTTCAAAAAGACGTTAGCAGGTAAGCGGGTCACAAAGAAAGTGACGGCACGGCTTGCGCAATTGGTGTGGCTGGCAGTACAGCAGTATGTCTACACTCGCAGAGCTATGGATGGAGAGCAGCGTAAAGCGTGTGAATTAGCGAGTTTGATGGGTGTTGCCTCTGACAATTGGTCAAAACACTATGCTGATCATTGGTCAAACCTTATCATTGAGTGCGAGCGATTAGATGAAGGCGTATTGATTTACTTAGATAGTAAAAGAAATGATTATATTTTGTCCAAATTATATAAAGGTATTTAAAATTAGTTACTTCTTATGCGATGAATGGAGGAAAGATGCTGTATCGCGATTTGTATAAAATTTTTGGTGATGATCCTCTGTATAAGGAAGATGAGGGGATAAAGATTCTTCGTGAACAATATGGTATTAGTGCTCCTGATTGTGTTTTTCAACAGATATATTGCGGGCTAACTAATAACTCCGAGTTTCAAAAATTATATGGGCATATTGAGATTGATAATCTTGAATGGCGTTTAGTTGATCTTCATAATGATGATTTCGTAACTTTAGGTCGTAACGCTACTTGTCCGGATTACATGTTAGAAGTTTCAGAAGATTACCCCCTTTACATAAAAAATGGAGATGAGTTTCCTATTGATGTGAGAGAGGATGTTTCAGCTCATTGGCGTAAATATGGAACATGGAAAGAACCTCCTATGTTCATAGAGCGATCATTGATTTCTCCAAATGAAAGTGGGTTACATCTTATGGAAGGGCATACCAGAGTAGGTACTTTACTGGGTGCGATTAAGTATGGTTTTGTTTCACTTGCAGAAACGCATCGAGTCTACCTAGCTAGTATCAAGTGATTAAAAGATGATACAGGCATCTTACTGGTACCTTGTATCATCTTTTGTAATGGCTTTATTAAGCTATAGGTAATCTTTTTTGTATTTTTAATTTTGTAATGTGATTGCCCCGGGGAGCCTGCCGCTAGTGTATATGTAACTTTCAAGTGAGGATTTTTCAGGTAGGCAATAAGTTATATACTTTTCAATGGCAGTTTGGGTTTTATCTCTTAAATCTTTATCATAATTAGTTAATGTGTTAATCTTTGAATCTCTTAACGTGTTTAATGTGTCAGAATAGTTATTAACCTTCATTTTAATAAATCCAATGCATTGATACATTCTACCGGAAAAATCATTACCTAATAACACTTTGTTTTCTACTATACTTTCTTTTGCAAGGTTGATGCAGTGATCATATAATTGACGGCTATTATCGGTATTTTTAATGCGTTTACTCTGAGGTGTCATATCGCCCTGTTCGTAATAAAATATTTCATTTTTTATCGAAGAAATATATTGTTCTGCCTTATAATCGCAGATAGTTATTGCTGACTCTAAAGATACTGCAATATCTATTTTTTTATCTAACTTATCCTGTAATAAGTTTTGTTGACTTATGTAATTTGAAAAATATGCACTGGAGAAACCTGTTAGTAAAATTAGTATTGCATTTGGTATTAATTTAGTTAACCAATTCATAAAGTCTCTTCATCATTCCATATGGTTAAGACATTCTCGGCATCGACTATCAGGTCATACTGCAACAGGGAGTTTTAGTCAAGTTCGTTTGATTTTTTGGATTATGAAAGACAATGACATAGAGATATTTTTCACGGCATATATATTGCAAAAGTCAACAAAATGAGCCATGATTAAGGCCAATTTGGTATATTGCCAAAGTTACATATAAACCCGCCTAGTGCGGGTTTTTTTGTGTCTTTTTCAAGAATGAGTTGCTGTTGGTATTGGACAGAGTTACTAGTGTTGTAACGCAACGAAAAAGAGAAAAAGACATGCTAAATCAGAATGATATGACAGAAGCCGCAAGCATTATTTATCGCTGCTTGAGCGTTAAAAGCTGGAAGTCAGTTGAACATATGGCAAATCTCATGCGCATTAGCGAGGGTTGTTGTCAGCTAATACTGACGCAGCTTGTTATGGCGGGGTTGGCAATTGAAGATGCTCGCGGGGAAAACTTTAAGCGCTGCCAGTGAGCTGGTGGCTTCTAAGCTGTGAAATGGGCGGCTGGGTTGTGTTGGTAGCACTTCCCAGCCATGCACCCGTTGTAAGAGTCACGGGCGCAACAAGGCCCACCGCTTGTGTGCACAAAGCGGATCTGAGCCTATCAAAAAAGGCCCAAAACATCCATGAAAAATACTGTGAATTTAAACAGTATCAATCTTGTAAACGCTGATTCACTCGAATTTATTAAAACCCTTCCAGATGATTGCATCGACCTGATAGCCACCGATCCGCCATATTTCAAAGTTAAGCCCAACGGTTGGGACAATCAGTGGCGCGGCGATAGTGACTATTTGCAATGGCTTGATCAATGTCTTGCCGAGTTCTACCGAGTATTAAAGCCTGCTGGCAGCTTGTACCTGTTTTGTGGTCACAGGCTTGCGCTTGATATTGAAATGCTCATGCGTCAGCGCTTTAACGTGCTGAACCATATTATCTGGGCTAAACCGTCAGGACGTTGGAACGGCTGCAATAAAGAAAGCCTACGGGCATATTTTCCGGCAACTGAGCGCGTGTTATTTGCTGAACATTACCAAGGCCCATGTAAGCCCAAGCACGACGGCTACGCGGTTAAATGTACCGAGCTTAAACAGAACGTCCTCAAGCCTTTGATCGATTATTTCCGTGATGCACGAAACGCGTTGGGGGTATCGAGTAAAGAGATACACGCGGCAACCGGCAAGCAAATGGCCTCACACTGGTTTAGTGAAAGTCAGTGGCAGCTACCGAACGAGCAGGACTATTTAAAACTGCAGGCGTTGTTTGAACGTATAGCGAAAGAAAAGCATCAGCGTAATGAACTAAGCGATCCACACCACCAGCTTGTTGCGGAATATAGAACGCTGTCGCGGCGTTACCTTGAGTTGTCGCAAGAGTTTAAGGCATTACGCCGTCCGTTCTCTGTTTCTGCGTTGGTGCCGTTTACGGACGTTTGGACGTATAAGCCAGTCCAGTTCTATCCGGGCAAACATCCATGTGAAAAGCCTGCTGAAATGATGCGTGACATTATCGCGGCAAGCAGCAAGCCCGGTGACGTTGTGGCTGATTTCTTTATGGGTTCGGGTTCAACCATTAAGCAGGCTATAAAACAGGGGCGCTATACCGTAGGGGTTGAGTTGGAGAAAGAGCGTTTTGATCAGACTGAAAAGGATGTTTCAGAATTGGCCTATAAATTGGCATGATTTATCTCAAAATAACGCTTAGTTATTGTATGGTCTATCTGCCGTGGTTATCATTCCGCTGCTGTAGCGAGCTAGCGTAGGGATGTGCGTCGTTATTATTGGTGCAAGCCAATTTATCAGCTCGTTACAGCACTGGCCCTTTAGCTCAGTTGGTTAGAGCAGTCGACTCATAATCGATTGGTCGCTGGTTCAGGTCCAGCAAGGGCCACCAAAGCGGTCATCGTATAATGGCTATTACCTCAGCCTTCCAAGCTGATGATGCGGGTTCGATTCCCGCTGTCCGCTCCAGCTTTAGCTATCATCACACGGTTAAAAATGAAGTCGAGATTATGGATTGCTACTGTGCGCTGGTGGCACATTAGAAGATTAAAACGGTATTGGATTGAGCATTTAGCGTTAAGACGCAAAGCTTTTAAAGATGGTCGGTTAGGTTTTTTAGCCGTCTTTCATCATGAACGCTGCTACAGAGATATTCAGCGGGAAGTGTTCAAGGAAAAGCTAAAAAATGTACGGCATTTGTCTGAAAATAATTTTACTGTATTGTAAGGTTAAGTTAAGACATGTACTTTGTGCACGCTATAGCAGAATCAGAGGCTGGTCGTTTGTGCTGCGTAAATGCTGCGGATGATAGTCAACTGTTATAGCAAATAACCGCCACTAGCTCAGTAGGATAGAGCCGATGACCATATAAGTTGTAGGTGCGAGGTTCGAGGCCTCGGTGGCGGTCCAATTTATTGATAAAAAAACAGATGAAACAACCTGTAGATTTGGATCTATTAATCGCCATCGCAGCATGTCTGTTAATGATGGTCTTTTATTTTTTTATGGTTTTGTTCTACGAATAAGTCAGCACGTCATTCAGCGAAGAAGGGAAAGCCCGGAGCGTTTGGTGTGCTGCACAACCGCATGAGTCATTTCCTCATTAAGTCATACCAAACCTGTGCCACGGGTGATGGGGAGATGGCTCAGCCGATTGTGGTGTAAACGTGACTGCGTGGGTAAGGCTGGCAGAGCAATTGTGCCACCCGGTATCAGGTTGACCAGCGCTTAAGAGATACCACCGGGATAAGTACCGGGCACCACATCTCTTTTATAGCTTGTTACTGTTGGAGAGCTAACACGCTAGACGTTCGGAGATAAGCGCCGAAGCACAAGCTATAAATCATATATAGAGGCTACCTTCGAGTGGCCTTTTTTAACTTTGCTGGATTGCATCTCCGTATTTAATCATTTTGTAAGACACTTATACTTATGCCTGAATGCATTTCCTCCGGGTTATGAGTTTCAATAACCACGTTCCATATACCTTCATAAGGTACCCCTATCAAAGCAGGAAAGTCCATAAATGATCCTCCGTGATAATTGGTCCAATTTTCCAGTCGGAACTGGTTATAGTATTTTGCGTTGATTAAAAGGACTTTTGCTGGTGCAGGACACATAACTTTAACGTAGCTGTCTGTCGTGAGATATAGTTGGGTCTGTTTCATTTGATGAACTCCATGTTCAAAAAAACTACTGCCTAATGTAAAAACAGTGGTGCATCAAGTGATTGCAAACAATTGCACAAGGGTAACTAAACAACAAAGTGACCAATTATGTATAAGTGGCTAAAGCCAATCATGCAACTTTGTATATAGTTATATTGATAAATAATTGACCTGCGTCATTATTAAATATGTTTTTTTTGTAAATTAATCGTTTCAAATATTCGTTACATGTAAGTCTCATTTCCACTTCATTGAGCCCAATTAAAAACCATCCACACACTAAGCACTTTCTAGCTGAGAGTGGTTACGGCTGGGCGCTATTCACTACATAACCCCGCCTCGCTGGTGGAGGTGAAGGATGAAAAGAATGTACACACGTGCTGCCGATAACACCTTGCTCGCCGGTGGGCTTTCGTCATGGCTATTCAGCCTGATTAATTACTTCTCACCTAATGAGTGGATGATTGTCGGCATCATTGTTGGCATTTTTTGCACTCTGGCTGGCCTTATTTCGGGGATTTATTTCCGCTGCCGTCGTGAGCGCTTATTACGTGAATGGATTCAAAGCCGTCAGGTGATAGTTGTTGCGCCGGTGAATGAAGAGCTGGAAATGCTGGAGCGTGATTGATGGGGACTAAAACAAAACTTAGCGCTGCAGTACTGGCATTAGTTCTCGGTGGAGCCACAGCAGATAAAATCCTCGACCAGTTTCTCGATGAGAAAGAGGGCGTTCGAACTATTGCGTATCAGGATGGACGTGGCATTTGGACGATATGCCGTGGTTTGACGCATATTGAAGGGAGACCAGTCACTCGAGGGCTGAAACTTTCATACAGCCAGTGCAAGCGCTACGACGCGGTAGAGCGTGATAAAGCCATCGCATGGGTTAAGCGAAATGTGACTGTGCCACTTTCCGAGCCAGCCATCGCGGGTATCGCTTCTTTTTGCCCTTACAACATTGGCCCAGCCAAATGCTTTCCCTCAACGTTCTATAAGAAGTTGAATGCTGGTGATCGCATTGGTGCTTGCGCTGAGATAAAGCGCTGGATATTCGACGGCGGTAGAGATTGTCGGATTAAAGAAAATAATTGCGCGGGGCAGCCGGTGCGGAGAGGGCAAGAGTCGGAGCTTACCTGTTGGGATATAGGCCAATGAATATAAATTTCAGTTGGCGAATGATGGCAATAGGATTGTTGCTGGTGGCGTTGGTCGTCTCTGGGAGAATAGCTGACCATTACCGCGTTAAATACCATCAGATTGATAAAGACCGCATTGCTGCTGAACAGTTAGCCCGTGAACGCCAATCCACCATTAATGATATGGCTCACCGTCAGCAGCTTAATGCGGCTTTGGACGCGAAGTATATGCAGGAGTTAGTAAATGCTAAGTCACAAATTGAAACTCTTCGTGTTGACCTTAACACTGGTGCTAAGCGGCTGCGCATCGCGGCCAGTTGTCCAAAACTGCCAGAAACCACCGCCGCCACCGGCAAGCCTGATGCAACCGGCCCCCGACTTAATGACTCCGCTGAACGGGATTATCTCAGTCTCGTCGAACGGATCAGACAATCCGAAACAATGATTAATGGGTTGCAAGATTACGTTAGAACTCAGTGCAATTAAGACAGACACTGGTGATTAATGGTACACGAAAAGAGCTTATAATTAATGCCTTATCACATCGCAAGCCGGACTATGCATGCACTGCAATTTTTCTCTAACCTCAAACCTCTTATACATAGATTTAAGCGTGTGCCTGTTTTCTTTGGGAATACTCATATCACAGTTAGAAACTGAGAAAACAAGTAACACTGAAGCAGCAGTAAGAAAAGTAGTGTTCAACTTTCGTGTCCTTGTTTTAATATTTATGCAAATGATAGAATTTCTAAATATTTATTAAACAGATTGCATATAATTATTTTTTAGCCTCAGTACTTGCTAAGTTTATTTTACATCTGAATTGCATTGTGCATTCCAGAACCACACAGAAGTGTATTCTTAGTAAATTGTTAGCATGAGTATTATTTCAATTGCTGGCAATTGTAATAAGGGCGAAGTGACAGCTTTGGCGTTCATCACTTTGGAGGTAATTAAAATTTTCTATAGATATAGATATAGATATAGATATAGATATAGATATAGATATTAATTAACAGAGGGCGACTGCGCATGAGTGCACAGCTATCAGGCTTACCTAATTTTATGACACGGAGAATGAAGCGAAAGCATGAATGGTATGAATACGATTAACTCAATCTTCGTTTTCAAAGATTTAGAGCAAGAGCCCCTAAATTAGGGGCCAGAGATTACTTTCTACCAAGTAAGTAGCCTAGAATTAGACCAATACCAGCTGAAATAGCTACCGAAGCAAGAGGGTTTGTTTCTACTTGCTGTTTCGCTGTATCCACCACGTCAGATGCAGCACCTAAACCTTTACCGTAAATTTGTCGAGCCTGCCCCTCTAATCTATGTTCATGCGAATTGGTAGCTTCACCATAGGACTCTTCTACATGACCGGCCGCTTCATTTGCTACACCTTTAGCTTTCTCAAACAAACCCATAAATTGCCTCCTTATAAAATAAAAACGACTTATTCAGCATAGAAGAGAATGTTGAATCCTGCAGGGCTAAGGCTATAGCAATATCAAATAATTCCTTAACCATTTGATTTTATTTAATTATATTGTTGTGGCTATTTATGTCCATTACCACAAAAGAGGCTTGTTGATTTAAATTTTTGTTAGTAGTGTGGTTGCTAAATCAGGTTACAACGTTGCATCTATTTCTAAAAATGGTGAGTCAAATATTCAATCATAAAATGAAAAAATAAACTATTTATCAAATGATAACGTTAAAAGCTTTATGTGGTTCCGTTTCCGAATTCGGAGTGTAAATGGAAATGTCATCATCAAATGTGAGCAGCGCTAAGTGAAATGGGGGTGCTCAGTCACGTTAGAGTCATTTATCATATCGTTCAGCCCTTTTACATATACCTCGCCACATGTTTAACAAATTACATGCAATTGTTAATATATTGTAATATGTTCTGTTCTTGCAGCATATCCTGTAATGATTGGAAATGGGTGGGTTTTGAGTTGGTTGTACTAAAGATTTTATCCTATAAAAGTGAAGTTTTAGAGATAAATGAAGCGCTTAGGAAAGAGCCTGAAAGCTGTAACATAGCGCCATTCATCGTCCATAAGAGACTGATAGGAAGCAGTGAATTTATTAGCTTCATTTGTAGAGATAGTAAACATCTGCTTGGTTATGTTATTTGCTGCGGCATTGATACCGACAATGGAACGATGTTAGAAATCTCCAAACTTTATATTTTTAATAAATTTCGAGGTGAGGGGTATGGATCGGAGGTCGTCTCTCAGATCATATCTTTGGCTATGGAAATGAATATCGCTAGTATTTTTGCTGAGCCACTTGATGATGCAGCGAAAGCATTTTGGTCTAAAACAAGGCTTTTTTACTCATATGAAATTAATCGATTTGAGCTTAATTTATCATTTTAAAAGATTCAGTAATTGATAACCGCCTACGGGCGGCTTTTTATGGGTCCTTTCTAGCATCTAAATACACCGAGGGGCGGTAGACGCGCGAAATATCGCTATTTATGAGCTTTTTTGGAGAGTTGGTTGTTGTTTCGTTGTTCCCCCTCAGGCCTTGTCCCGCGCGCATTTCGTAAAAAAACATAACAACTAACACCAACCTGAGGAGGTGATCCATGACCGTCTGCCTCAATAAGCGAGATATGGCGGCGAGTCTCGGGATTTCTGTTCAGGCATTTGATAAATGGGGTGTCACGCCCACCGAACGCCGTGGTCGCGAAGTGCTCTACGATGTGCGCACTGTTTTGGAAAACCGGCTCGAGCATCAGAGCCAAAAACAACCGGCTGCTGAAGATGATCCCGCGGTCAATATTGATTTTGAGCGTTGGCGACTCACAAAAGCGCAAGCTGACGCCCAAGAGCTAAAGAATGCAAAAGATATGGCGGAAGTGGTAGAGACTGCCTTTTGTGTTTTTGTCCTTTCCCGTGTTGCCGCCGAAATCGCCGGTATTTTAGATGGTATTCCTCTTTCCATGCAGCGTCGTTTCCCTGAGTTAGAGAATAGGCATATCGAGTTTTTAAAGCGCGATGTGGTTAAAGCGATGAATAAAGCCGCGGCAACAGGGGAGCTAGTGCCGGAGCTGTTGAATGAATATATCGAGCAAACAAATTCGTAGTTTGCAGCAAACGGTCTCTGCGGGATTACGTGTTCTGTTTCGTCCCGTGCCGGTGTGCGCCGTGGAGTGGGCCAACGAAAATTATTACCTCCCCAAAGAGTCTTCTTACCAAGAAGGGCGGTGGGAAACGTTACCGTTTCAGGTGGCGATCATGAACGCCATGGGCAGCGATGATATCCGAGAGGTGAATCTTATTAAGTCAGCACGTGTTGGTTACTCCAAGATGCTGCTGGGCGTGATCAGCTATTTCATTGAGCATAAACAGCGTAACGGGCTTATCTGGCAACCCACCGATAGTGATGCTGAGAACTTCATGAAATCGCATATTGAACCGACGATCCGTGATGTGCCCGGACTACTTGCGCTAGCGCCGTGGTATGGCAAAAAGAACCGAGATAATACGCTGTCGATGAAGCGTTTTTCTAATGGGCGCGGTTTTTGGTGTTTGGGCGGCAAAGCGGCGAAGAACTACCGTGAAAAGTCAGTTGATTTTGTTAGTTACGACGAGTTGGCAGCTTTCGATGAAGACATCGAGAAAGAGGGCTCCCCCACCTTTCTGGGTGATAAGCGTATTGAGGGCTCGGTTTGGCCTAAATCGATCCGTGGCTCAACGCCCAAAATTAAAGGCATCTGCCAGATAGAGCGCGCGGCGCGAGAGTCTGAGCATTTAATGCGTTACCACATTAAATGTCCACACTGCGGTGGTGAACAGTTTCTCAAGTGGGGAGACAAAGAAACCCCGTTTGGCTTCAAATGGGAGGCAGGGCAACCCAAGAGCGTCTATTACCTGTGTGAGCACAATGCTTGCGTTATTCATCAGAACGAAGTGAATTTTGCTGATGGACGGTACATCTGCGAGACCACTGGCATGACCACAACGGACGGTTTGCGATGGTTTAGCTCCACAGGGACGGAGATTGACCCGCCTGATTCGGTGTCCTTCCACATTTGGACCGCGTACAGCCCATTCACCACGTGGGTACAAATGGTGAAAGAGTTTCGTAAGACGTTGGGGGATCCGGGAAAGCGTAAAACCTTTGTGAATACGACGCTGGGGGAGACGTGGTCGGAGGATATTGGCGATCGCCTTGATGCCGATGTGCTGTATGAACGCGCTGAGTTTTATCCTGCACAGGTCGCTGATCGTGCAGTCTATCTTACGATGGGGATCGACTCCCAACGCGATCGTTACGAGTGCCGAGTATGGGGATGGGGGCCGGATGAAGAGGCTTTTCTTATCGATCGCATCATTGTCATGGGGCGGCATGACGAAGAGGAAACCTTGTTACGTGTGGATGCGGCGATAGCGCGGCAATACACGCGAAAAGATGGCTCGTTAGTCAGTATTGGGCGTATTTGTTGGGACTCCGGCGGTATTGACCCCAGCATTGTCTATAAGCGTTCGAAGAGGCTCGGTCTCTTTCGCGTCATTCCCATCAAGGGAGCAAGCGTATATGGCAAGCCAGTGGCCAATATGCCACGTAAGAAAAATAAAGATGGCGTGTTTCTCACGGAAATCGGCACCGATACGGCGAAAGAAGTGATTTATTCCCGCTTTAAGATTGCGCCAGCCGAAAGTGAATCGGGTGCGGGCGTGGTCCATTTCCCAAAAAACCCTGATGTTTTTGATCTGATTGAAGCACAGCAATTAACCGCTGAAGAGCTGGTGGAAAAATACGAAAACGGCAAGGTGAAGCTCATGTGGGATGCTAAAAAACGACGCAATGAGGCGCTGGACTGTTTTGTTTATGCGCTGGCGGCACTGCGCATCAGCGTATCGCGTTGGCAATTAGACCTGAATGCGCTTTGGGAGGCACAGCAGTCGCCGACAACACTAAAGACCCCGTCTAAAGATTTGGCCGCTTTAGCCGCAAGCCTAGGAGGATGATGTGAGCCTTGAAAATGATTTGGCAGCGGCACAGCGTGCGCTGCATGACTTACTGATTGGGAAACGTGTGGTTTCCGTGCAAAAAGACGGGCGTAAAGTCGATTTTACTTCCGCCTCTCTCGATCAATTACAAAATTATATCGACAACTTAAAAGGCCAACTGGGGCAATATTCCCGGCGCCGCCCGCCATCTGGGGTGGTGTTATGAATCCATCAGCACCGGAACTGTTGGGGCCGGATGGCCGCACGGCGCTACGTGAATATGCCGGATACCATGGGGGCGGTAGTGGCTTTGGGGGGCAACTCGCGAAGTGGATCCCACAAACTGAAAGTGTCGATGCCGCATTATTGCCTACGTTAGAACGCGGCAATGCACGCGCTGATGATTTGGTGCGTAATAATGGATTTGCGGCTAATGGCGTTCAGCTACACCAGGATCATATCGTCGGGTCGTTCTTTCGTTTGAGCCATCGTCCAAACTGGCGTTATCTCGGGATTGATGAGCAAGATGCACGCGCGTTTTCGGATGAGGTTGAAGCCGCATGGCGAGAATATGCCGAAGACTATAACTGTTGCTTGGACGTTGAGCGCAAACGCACCTTTACCATGATGATCCGCGAAGGCGTGGCCATGCATGCTTTTAATGGTGAGTTGGGCGTGCAGCCGTGCTGGAGTGAGAGCCATGGCGACTTATTCCGCACACGTTTTAAGATGGTTAGCCCCAAGCGTATCAGTAATCCTTACAACGGAACCGATACGCAGCAGCGTCGTGCAGGGGTAGATATTGATCGCCATGGTGCCGCGGTAGCTTATTGGGTGAGTGAGGACAGTTATCCTCATTTTGGGACACAGAAATGGGTCCGTATTCCCCGTGAGATACCGAACGGTCGCCCCAGCATGATCCACATTTTTGAGCCGGTGGAGGATGGGCAAACGCGAGGTGCTAATCAGTTCTACAGCGTGATGGAGCAAATGAAAATGCTTGATACGCTGCAAAACACCCAACTGCAAAGTGCCATCGTAAAAGCCATGTATGCGGCAACCATTGAGTCTGAGTTAGATTCTGAGAAAGCCTTTGAGTTTATCCTCGGTGCTGATAAAGGGCCGGGGACGGCTTCCCCGCTCAATCAAATGCTCGAACAGTACCTTGTGTATTACCAAGCGGCACAGGTCAAATTTAACGGGGCTAAAATTCCGCATTTGTTCCCCGGCGATAAGCTCCAATTACAAACCGCCCAGAATGCTGATAACGGTTATTCGGTGTTTGAAAAGTCATTGCTGCGTTATATCGCGGCAGGGCTTGGCGTGTCATACGAGCAACTTTCTCGTGATTACAGCCAAGTGAGCTACTCGAGTGCGCGAGCCTCGGCTAACGAGTCGTGGCGCTATTTCTTAGGGCGTCGCAAATTCATTGCTGCACGTCAGGCGAGCCAGATGTTTGGATGTTGGTTAGAAGAAGCGCTAGTGCGGCGTGTGGTCACGATGCCTAAAAATGCCCGTTTCTCCTTCCAAGAGGCTCGCTGTGCATGGGGAAATGCAGAGTGGATTGGTGCAGGGCGTATGGCGATCGATGGGGTGAAGGAGGTGCAAGAATCTATCATGCTTATCGAGGCTGGACTGAGCACTTACGAGAAAGAATGCGGCAAATACGGGGAAGATTATCAGGATATTTTCCGCCAGCAGTGCCGAGAGTCTGAAGAACGCAAAGCGGCGGGCTTAACCCCGCCGGCATGGGTTGCCGATGTCATGCGTGCACAGTCCCAACCATCAGCACAAGAGGAGAAAAATGCAAACGCGTAATTTGCCGCATATTGCCAGTCTTGCCTTTAATGAGCCGCTGTTACTTGAACCCGCCTATGCGCGGGTTTTCTTTTGCGCGCTCGGGCAGGAAATTGGGGCAGGCCGATTGATTGACAGCAGCGGCGCTGTGATTGAGTCCGCCCAGATGCCGGAGGTCACGGCCGGATATTTGGGGAGCTCATCGATCGGTACAGATAGAGGTTATGACGTACAGCAAGGTATCGCTCAGCTATCAGTCTCGGGCACGTTGGTGAGCAAAGCCGGATCGTTGCGACCGTATTCGGGAATGACGGGCTATAACGGCCTCATCACCCGGATTGAAATGGCGATAGCCGATCCGGATGTTAAGGGCATTTTGCTGGATATGGATACGCCGGGCGGGATGGTGGCGGGGGCCTTTGATGCCGCCGACATGATTGCGCGCTTTCGAGAGCATAAACCTATTTGGGCGTTAGCCAATGATATGCACTGTTCGGCGGGGCAACTCATTGCCAGTGCGTGCAGTCATCGCCTGATAACCCAGACTGCGCGCGTGGGGTCTATCGGGGTCATCATGGCGCACAGCAACTATGCCGGTCAGTTGGAGCAGGCTGGCATAGAGATTACGTTGATTTATAGCGGTAACCATAAAGTGGATGGCAATCCGTATCAAAAATTGCCAGACGCCGTAAGAGAAGATTTTCAGCGTCGTATCGACGCAACCCGCTTGCAGTTTGCGCAGAAAGTCTCTGAGCACAGCGGATTATCGTTGCAGGCCGTCATGAAAACCGAGGCTCAGGTATTTACCGGTCAGGAAGCCATCGATGTGGGGCTTTCCGATGCGTTGGTGATTAATGCCGATGCGCTCAATCTGATGGCCGATACGTTAAACACTAAAATTTACCCGACAGGAGGGAGAATGCCCCAGAAAGCAAATGCGACAACCACCGAGGTTGTGGCACAAACGACGAATGATGTGGTGCCGGCAGCATCAAGTGCTAGCGCCACCCTGACCACCGAGCAGTTAAACGCCGCGGTCACCGCTGAACGTGAGCGTATGACGGGGATCTTGGGATGTACAGAGGCCAAAGGACGTGAAGGACTGGCGGCCGAACTGGCGAATACGCCGGGGATGAGCGTTGCGGATGCGCAGCGTTTGCTGGCGTCGGCGTCTATCAGTGCTCAAGCTCGCACTGATACCGCGCTCGACACCATGATGGCCAGTGCGCCACAGACGTTAGGCACGGGCAGTGCGGCGGCGTTGTCGGATGCCGATGACTTAGACAATATTCCGGTATAAGGACACACAGATGAATCAGGAAAATTTTGAGCATTTCCAACCCCTCGGCAGTAATGACCCTGCCTATACCGGCGTTGGTATGGGTGCAATGACCGCGGATACCCCTGCATTTACGCCACTGATGCTGGATGCAACCAGTAACGCGCTGGTGGTCTGGGATGGCGCGCATGCAGGCCAAGTTATTGGGGTGCTGGCGCTTGATGCTGCGGCAGGGGCTACGACGCTCACGTATTACAAATCAGGCACGTTCCGGATTGATGTAGTGAAGTGGCCTGAGGGGGTCAGCGATACCTTGAAATACAACGCATTTGCCGGTACCGCATTGAGCGTGGTGTAACGCCGTAATTATCTGCTCGTTTATTTTAAATTCTCCCAAGCCGCGCCTAGCGCGGTTTTTTTATGAGGAAAAGACATGCCTGTCTCTCTCTTTTCGACCAGTAAACTGATTGCCGTTACTGAGAAGAAATTCAAGTTCGACCCGTTATTTTTAAGTCTGTTTTTCCGTGAAACCTACGAGTTTGATACCGAAAAAGTGGACCTAACCCAAATCCCCGGTGAAGTCGCGATGGCGGTGTATATCTCCCCAACGATCAACGGAAAAATTGAACGTACGCGCGGCGGTGTTCAAACCCAATTTCAGCCGGGATACGTTAAACCAAAGCACGAAATCAACCCGAAAATGCTGCTGCGCCGTCTGCCGGATGAGGATCCGATGCTGTTGCAAGATCCGGTCTATCGCCGTAAACGCCTGATTATGCAAAACCTCAAAGATGAGGAGTTGGCGATCCAGCAGGTGGAAGAAAAACAGGCGGTGGATGGGGTGCTGTTCGGTAAATTCGTGATGAACGGCGAGCAGTTTGACGCGGTGGAAGTGGATATGCAGCGTTCGGCGGCCAACAATATCACCCAAGCAGGGGCTGCAGGTTGGAGTAAGCAAGATAAGGCGACTTATGACCCTACCGCCGATATCGAACAGTATGCTCTCAATGCAGCAGGCGCCATCAATATCATGGTGATGGATCCGAAAGCATGGGCGCTGTTCACCAGCTTTGACAAAGTCCAGAAGAAACTCGATACCCGTCGCGGCTCGGTGGCTTATCTGGAAACCGCGCTGAAAGACCTCAATAAAGTGGTTTCCATCAAAGGGATGTATGGCGATGTGGCCATCGTGGTCTATTCCGGCCAGTACATCGATCCGAAAACGCAGAAGAAAACCAATTTCCTGCCGGATAACACACTGGTGTTGGGCAACACCGAAGCGCGCGGTATTCGTACCTATGGTGCCTTGCAGGATGCCGAGGCGTTGGCGGCAGGTATTACTAAAGCGCGTCGCTATCCTAAAAACTGGATCACCACGGGTGACCCTGCACGCGAGTACACCATGACCCAGTCGGCGCCGCTAATGCTGTTGGCGGATGCGGATGAGTTTGTTGTGGTGACGTTGGCTTAATTCAGGGCGGGGCAATCGCCCCGCGTTAGGAGGCAGTATGGCAACACCGAATAAAGATGAGCTGATTGGCCAACTACAGGCGCTGAGCGCACAACTGGGACGTGATGCTGATATCAGTGGTACCGCGGCCGAATTACAGATGCGTATTCGAGAGGCTCAGGACGAGTTAGATGCGTTAAATGACGATGATGGCGATGAACAGGCTAGCGTCGTTCTACCTGTAAAGATTAACAGTGATGAGCCCACCCTCGTGGAGAAGTCATCATGGGTTTGCGCGGTAGCGTGTAAAACCCTGCATGTCCGAGCGCTGCATGCTGAGCGTGATGAGGTGCAAACTCTCATTTATACCGGTGAGTTGCTGCGCGTCGCGGCGGATGAAGCGGATGCATTAGCGACAGCGGGGCTGGTGACGTTGGTGCAGTGAGGTCCCTATGAGCGAGGCTTTCGATAACCTTTTTGATGAGGCGCTCTGCGGTGCTGACGATGTGATTTTGGACACCATGGGATCGCCTTCCATTCATATTGAAATTAATAGTGAAATGAAACCTATCCTCGCCGTCTTTGATGAGCCTGCCGCGGATGTGAGTCTACGTCATAAGGCCGGTGAGATTCAGGACGTGGCGCCCTCACTTTTTGTAAAAACGGTGTTGGTACTGGGGGTCAAGAAAAGAGCACTGGTTCGGGTGGGGGCATCGTCTTTTTGGGTCGTGAAAGTGGGACCTGATGATGGCGGTACCTGCACGATAACACTGGCGCGGGGTGAGCCGGGTAAGCCGGCGGAAGATATCACACAGTGGAGTCGATGAGATGGCAAGAGACAGCCGGTTACGCCGTGACATGTTGGTGGATATTGATACCGGCGCACTCTGGAAAATTGCCGATGCCGTCGGTGCCACACACAAGCAGTACCGCAATGCTTATTCGCGTGCGTTGAAACGTACCGCGGTGACATTGCGTAAACAAGCGTTGGCCGATTTAAAAACCGGTTTGGCGCCACGGAGTTTGGCGATGGTGCGTAAACGTCTGCTCTCTTTTCGTATTTCTCGCGGCGCAATGCTCGATGAGGCCAAGCTCTGGTTTGGGTTAAACGCCATCAAGGTCAAAGATCTGAAAGGTCGCGTTCGGGGGCGTATTCGTCCCCATCATGACCGACGCGATCCGACGACGGGCCGCTATATTGCTGCGCGACGTAAATCTACCGGCGAGGCGGGGTTTGACCCAAAAGGCACGATGTTGCAAGCACACACCTTTGCCAACGGCGAAGTCGCGCGTTCGCGGCGTGAAAATCGGCGCACCGTGGTTATCCGTGATCCGGTGACGCGGCGAGCAAAAGAGGCTGAAATCGACATTTATGCCCCGATGCTTGATTACGTGGAAGATAACGCCTTTGCCGATGTGATGGCGATTTTTATGCACCACTTCCAATCCGATATTAAAGGCCGCGTGAAGGCCAAAATCAGTCTATAGGAGGCGCAATGGCTGAGCCCTTATCGATGGCGGCTTATCATGACGCGGTGATCGGGACCTTAAAAGCCCTACCGTGGGTGGCGGACGCAGATACCTATCCCGAGAACACCACGCAGTTGATGACCCCTGCTGTTTACCTTTCCGTGGATGGCTGGGACCCCAAGAGTAATACCAGCGGACAGCCGAGCGTATCGCTTTCGGTATCGCTGTATATCGTGGTCGATCGTGCCAGCGCCACCATCACCAAACCGGATATTTACATATGTACCGCCGCGGCGGATTTAACTCAGTGGATTGACGGCCAGCAGTTTGGTTTGTCGTATATCGATGGTGCCGTGTTTGTCTCCGCGGAACCCGATGCGTTCGACCCCAGTATGGATGAGTATCTTGTGTGGCGTATCACCTTTGAGCAGGGCGCCGCCTTTGGTGCAGATCCGTTTGCGCGCGGCGGTGTACCGGTGAAAGGGGTATGGCTAGGCAAGGTGCCAGAAGTCGGCGCCGCGCACGTAGCCGATTATCGCAAAATCTATGAGGCGCCCGATGAGTGATATGGAAGGTGATTTACAGCGCCGTCTTGCCAATATCGTGCGGCGTGGTGTGATTCATTCTACACAGCACGGCAAGATCCCTAAATGCCGCGTCTCAATTGGTGAGCTTGTTACCGATTGGCTACCGCTGTGTCAGGGATTCTCTGGGGGCTTTCGCTCTGATGTGAACCCGTGTGCGGTGGGGGATGCGGTGACGGTCCTGTCAGAAGGGGGCGACCTGAACAACGGGCGTGTTTTTCCGGGCTGGGCCACCGGTGGTGCACCGGTACCCGAGGGCAGTGAGTCGGAGCATATTACGGTCTACGGTGACGGGACCGAAGTGCGTTATGACCGCGAAGCCCATGCGCTGACCATCACTATTGCCGAAGGAGGTACCTATAAAATTGTCGGCAAAGGGACGCTCGACGGACCGGTGGAAATCACCGACACGCTGACGGTGCAGGGAAAAAGCACGATGAATGCGGGTGTCAGCGTTAAAGGCAATATTGGTGCCACCGAAGAGATCTCGGATGGCAAAGGAAAAATGAGTGGTATCCGCATGACCTATAACGGTCATACGCACACGGAAACCGACAGCGTTACGAAAGAACCCAACCAGAAGATGTAACCCGCTCCGGCGGGTTTTTTTATGTCAGGAGAAACTATGTCAGAACTTCATGGCGTTGAAACCATTGAACTAACGTCGGGGACGGTGGCGGTGACCACTATCCAGACCGCCGTGATCGGCCTTGTCGGAACGGCCCCAGATGCCTCGGCGGGTACCAACGCTACCGCGACGGTCGGTACCGCGTTGCTCGATAACGTGTTGTCATTTGCAGCAAGCCTGCCGGGGCGCTTAGGCAATCAATACAAGGTGGTGGCGGTTGCCGCCGTTCCCGATCCCGAAACGCCCGAAGCGGTGGCCTCGTCAGCGGAATATAACGCCGGTGTACTAACGTTGACGCTCGGCTGTGATGCCGGTGGCGTCGTGATGGCAAAAGCCAGCGAGCTGGCCCCGCTAGTTGCCGCGATTGCGGACAGCAAAATCACGCTGGCGGCTACCGAGGCGGAGGGCCTTATTAGCCCGTTTAGCGTCACTCTCACCGGCGGCGAAGATGAGCCCTTCCCGATCAATACGCCAGTGGCGATGGTGGGAACGAGCCAACTGAATAAACTCGGTGCTGCTGGGACACTTAAGCAAGCTATCACCGATATTAACGATCAGCGTGCGGCGCTCATTATCGTGGTGCGCGTGCCGGTGGTCACGGAGGAAGCCAAACAGCGCGCTGCCATACTTGCGGGGATGCAGGCGTGGGCGCAAAGCGAATCAATCACCGGCTATAAACCGCGGGTGCTGATTGCCACCGGATTTAGTGAAGATGATGCCGTGGGCAAAGGCATAGAGTCGCAGGCCAACAAACTGCGGGGCGTGGCCTATGTGGACTGTGCATCGATGGCGACCGCACAGGAGGTGGTGCAGCGTCGCCAGCAATACGGTGCGCGCGTCGAGCTGCTACGTCCTCGTGTGCTGGTCACTAATGCTTCCGGCGAAAACGTCTATATGCCGTATTCGGCACGCGCAGCGGGTCTGCGTGCACGTATCGACGTAGAGAAGGGCTGGTGGTGGAGTAAATCCAATCAGGATATTAACAACATCCTCGGCGTGGAGCAGGTTGACGAGTTTATTTTGGGTGAGCCGAACTGTCAGGCCAACCTGCTGAACATGGAAAATATCAGCACCATTGTGCGTCGTGACGGGTTTAAGCATTGGGGCAACCGTCTGTGTACGACCGATCCGCAGTGGCGTTTTGAATCGGTACGCCGCTCGGCGGATGTTATCGAAGACAGCATTCAGGAAACGGTGTTGTTGTATAACGACCGACCGCTCGATCGTGATATTGCCGACGACATTATCGGCACCATCAATGCCTATATGCGCCAGCTCGTTGGCCTAAAAGCGATTTTCGGGGGCAAAGCATGGCTTGACGAAGAGCTTAACACCGCCGAATCGCTGGCGGCAGGTCAGTTGTATATCGATTACGACTTTGGACCGAAGTCGCCAACCGAGCGCATTACCCTGCGCGTTCGCGTCAATAATGATTATGCCGTTGAGGAGATGACCGCCTAATGGGAAACAAAAGCACAATGCGTGCCTGGTCTTTTTTTGCCAAAGGCCAGCGCATTCAAGGGGCACACGAATACACGCCGCCGGAGCTAAGTATTCAGGTCGCCAATTTACGTAGCGGTGCCCAAGACGCCCCGACGCCGGTGGATGATGGGATGGAGGCGTTGACCTGTCAGGTGAAGTTCTGGGGGATTGATACCGACGTATTGGCATTGCTGGGCTGTGTAGTGGGGCAAAAGCCACGCTTTACGGCCTATGAAGGTTACATGAGCAACGGCACCGCGCTCGGCACGATTGAAGAGTTTGAAGGCTTTGTGTCCAAAGTGACACGCGATGCTCGCTCGGGCGAATCCTTATCCGAAGTGTCGGTGACGGTCGATCTTGCGCTCAATTATTACAAGCAGACGCTAGAGGGCCGTGAGCTTATCGAGATCGATACCGAACGCTTTACCCGACGCATCAACGGTGTTGATCAGTTGGGTGGGCTGGCGGCAAAAATCCGCCTCTAACCTCAATCATTATTCTTATCCAGACGGCCTGCGGGCCGTTTTTTTATGGAGCCTATTATGTACCCAGCCAATTCAAAAACGATCACCTTGTATACCCCGTTAACCCTTGCCAATGGTTCGCCGCTGACCGAGGTAGCGATGCGTGAGCCCACGGTGCGCGACCGTATCACGCGTGAAAAAGATCGTGGCAGCGAAGGGGAAAAAGATGCGCGCATGTTGGCGCTGCTGTGCAACATGAATGAGCAGGATGTGTATGCGTTAACCGCAGCGGATTACCTGCAGCTTGAGGAGGCATTCAATGTTTTTATGCTGCCGCCCGACAAGCGCCCGAAAGCGAAATCCGACGAGGCATAAGGTTTTTGGGGCGTCGATTGCACTTTGCGATGAGTGACTACCTCGATATGCCGTTTAGCACGTTTAAGGATTTTCTCTTTGATGAAGTGGAGGCGGTAAAACGTGGCCTTAAACCAAAACCTTAAAGCCGTCATCACCTTTGGCGGCAATCTTGATGCCAGTTGGAACCGCTCCACGCAGGGGATCAACAAAGGCATTAAAGATGTTGAAAAGCAAACCCAGAAGCTGACCAAGCAACAACAGACGCTGGCGAGTGAAATCAAAAAGAGCAAGCTTGCTGGGAAGGATATCAGCGCGCTTAAACGTGACTATACCGGTGTCACGAAAGAGATTAAGAAAGCCAGCGCGGCGCAAGAGGCTCTGAATCGTGATCTGAAACGCGCCGAACAATTTAAACGCGTCCAAGGGTTAGGCAAAGGGGCGTTTGCTAAAGCGGGTAATATCGCCGCGTCCATGTTTCCCGGTGGTTTGGCGCTGGGTGGCGGCGGGCTGATTGCCGGGGCGTTGGGATCACTGATTGCGCCTGCGGCCCGTAATGCACAAACCGCCGAGAAAGCGGGGATCGCCAAGAGTTATGGCGTGGGGGTGGAAACCTTTAACGCATGGGACTCGGTGGGCAAGCAATACGGCATGAACGGCGAGAACTTTGGCGATCTGTTTGAAGAGTATCTGCATAAAGCCGGGGAGTACAAACAGAACGGCAAGCAGGGTGGATTGCAGGATGCGTTTGAAACGCTGGGATTTAAAGCCGGTGATCTTGCTGGTCTGAGTGATATAGACCAGTTCAGCAAAATTGTAGAGCGGGCGCTGACCTTAAAAGATCAGTCTAAGGCGTCGTTTGCCCTCGATAGTCTGTTTGGGGGCGAGGCGAGCAAAATGCTGATGCTGCTCAAGCAATCCGGCAAAAGCTATCGCGATTTGATGGACGAACAGAAACGCTATCAACTGGTCACGGAAGAAGGTGCGCGGGGTGCGGTGGAAGGCAATCGCGCGGTGAGTAACCTGCAGACGGTACTCTCTTCTGCGATGGATGAAATCTCGGGGCAACTCGGCGGACAGCTTTCTCCTCAGATAAAAGACCTCACCAATAATTTAGCGGAGTGGTTTAAAAACGGCGGGATTAGCAAGATAGTCAACTTTATGAAGAACGAGCTTTACCCCGGCGTGCTGACGTTTGGGAACGGCGTGGTCTTCGTGGGCAAGATTATTTATGCCGCGGCGAAAAAACTGTCATGGCTATTGCCGGACGAAAACGAGTCCAAAACCGATGTGCTCACGGCGATCGGTTCGGGTATGCCGATGGAGGTGGCAAAAATCAAAGCCGAGGGGGACGGTTTAGGGGACTGGTTTGCGCAAAATGTGAATAAACCCGGCATGGAAAAATCATTGCGTGATCAGTGGTCGGGCTCACAGTCCAAACTCGGTGCTATCCCGTTGTTCTGGGATAAAGATCAGGAGGGAAAAGAGCGCCAGCAACTGCTTGAAAGTGTGGACGGTAAAAGCAATGACGGCCCGTTCTCGTTGGATTGGGCCGCAGAGATGAGCAAAAACACGCCGAAGAGCGACCCAAGTACGGGCACAACACCGCCGGAAAAAGGATTGGGCTTAACCTTTCCTTCGCCTGATGTCGGGCGCGGAACGCCTCTGCCTGAACAGACTCAGGGCCTGCAGTTCTCATTGCCTCAAGAAGCACTCTCCGATCTGGCTAATAGCTTGCAGTTGCCATTGCCTCAAACAACATTGCTCGATGTGGCGCCACGCACGCCTGATGCACCGTTGTTGCCTCGAGAGCCACAGATCCACAGCAATGATAAAGCCGAACCTTCTGGCACACTTGATCCTGAGTCAGCATCATCGTGGCCAACACTCATTCAGCAGATTGAGCGTGTGGACACCGAACAGAAACCCACCGCGATAACGGACAGCCGTCGGCAGGAGCTCAAGATTGAAATCAATGTGAGCAACGAGCAGGAAGGTTCAGCCATTGCTGATGAGGTGATCAACAAAGCGCAAGCGACCGATATTTTAACGGTAATAACGCGATGTACGACAAAGGGGGGCTGTGGTGATGAGCGGTTTTTCAGTGTTAGCGGCGGTTGAACAAAGCGCCTCATCGGTTCAACGTGCGTCCGCTGCCAGCGATCCGCCACGGGTGATGCTGATACTGGGCGGCTTCGAGTTCTCTATCGATGCGTTGACCTACAACGAACTTTCGCGTGAAGCCAGCTGGCGCTGGAGTGCGCAAGAGCGGATCGGGCAGGCGGATTTATTGCAGTTTACCGGCAAAGAGCGACGAACGGTCACGCTTCACGGTGAGGCCCATGCTTTTTACCGCAAGGGGGTGGGCGCCATTGATGATTTATACGACTTGGCGGATAAGGCTACCCCGCAGCAGTTAGTGAGCGGAGCGGGTGATGTGCTGGGCTATTGGGTGATTGAGAAATTTAACGACAGCACCACGAAGTTTCTCCCCGCCGGCACGCCGCGCCACAAAACCTTCTCAATAGGGATACGACATTATGCCGACGATCTATCAAACCCGTGAGGGGGACATGCTTGATGCGATTTGCGCCGCGCATTATGGCTGGCCTGATTTAGGGGATGCGGTAGTGCTGGTGCTGGACGCGAATCCGGGTCTTGCGGACCTTGGCGCTGTTTAGGGCGCCGGCGTGATGATAACACTGCCGGATCTGGATACGCCGGTAGCCGCGTCACCCCTTCAACTGTGGGATTAGGCATGAACAGTGTAGAAGAGCACCGGCCTGAGTTTAGCGTGACCGCCGAGGGTAAAGACATCTCTAAAGCGTTACGCCAATGCCTGCAAGAACTGACACTCACCGACAACGGCGGGGCCACAGGCAAAGCCGATGAGCTACAAATCACGCTGATATCAGAAACCTTACCGTTGCCCAGCAATGGGGCGCGGTTACAGTTGGGACTGGGATTTAACGGCAATCTGGTGGACAAGGGCTGGTTTGTGGTCAGCGGTGTCTCGAGCAGTGGTCCACCGCGTAAAGTGGTGATCTATGCCACGGCAGCACCGATGAATGCCCAGAAGCAAAGCGGGAACGTGCAAAGCCACAAAACGCGCAGCTGGGATAATTTGACGCTGGGCGACATTGTGAAAACGGTGGCCACCGACAATGGTTTGATCCCCAAAGTTGCACCGGCGCTGGCGGCGATTGCGGTGTCGCATGTGGATCAGGCGTCGGAGTCGGATGCCAATCTCTTGACGCGGCTGGCTCGGAGTCATAACGCCGTGAGTAAACCGAGCGGGGGATATTGGTTGTTCTTGGAGCAAGGCGCTGCGTTAACCGCCAGCGGCAAGGCGCTTGCTGATGTCACCCTTGTCCCGCGTGAGGTATCGAACTGGACTTACAGTGAAGGACAGCGCGGTTCGACTACGGGAAAACCGTCGTCCGGTGGAAAAGAGAAGAAGGGTAAGATTGGGGTCAACTACTACGATGAGGATACCGGGCAGACCAAAGTGGCGCAGACCGAGCATGATGGCCCCGATCTCGAAAACCCCTATACCCAATCGCATAAAGCGCAGGCAGACCAGCAGGCCAAGGCGAAAAAGACGCAGGCCAAACGCAACGAGCAGCGGATGAATATCACCGCGCCCTGCCGTCCTCAACACTTACCGTTGACCGCCGAGGCGCGCGTGACGACACAAGGGTTTGGTCAGCGTGAGGATCGCTCATGGTTGATTGAGTCGATGGTCTACAGCCTAACCAGTGGGGGACTCTCGGTGGCATTTAATTTAGCGACGGATATCAAACCCAAGGCGACAAGCGGTAAGAAAAAGAAAGAGAAGAAGGATAAAACCGGCCCCGAATATTTCGGCAAGCAGAAAAACTAGACCCGCTCCGGCGGGTTTTTTTATGGAGGTGATATGCAGGGTGTAAACGCTCAGACGGGCAAACGACTGGCGGGGAATGCGCATCTACGCCAATCCGTTATCGACATTCTTAGTACGCCTAAAAATAGTCGTGTGCTTCTGCGTGATTATGGCAGTGATTTACCTGACCTGATTGATAACCCGCAGGATGAAAGCACGCGGGTGCGCATTGTGGGGGCGACGGCCTCTGCGCTGGCACGCTGGGAACCGCGGTTAACCGTCAAGCGCGTACAGGTGGTGCGTGATGGCGATGGTGTGTTTGAGCTGACCATCGAGGGCATTAACAAAGAGACCGGTCAGCCGGTCACGCTTGAAGGGATAACCATTTATGGCAACAAGTCCTAACCTTATCGATCTCTCGGCTATCCCGGTACCGGATGCCATTCTTGTCCCTGATGCGACGACTATTTTTAACAGTTGGCTCGAGAAGCTCCGCGATCTGGATACGGTGTATGACGCGCTGGTGGAGTCTGATCCGGTCTACAAGCAGGGCGAAGCCAATGCGTATCAAACCGTCTTGTTATTGCAGCGTATCAATGACGCGGTGCGTGGCGTGCTGCTAGCCAGTGCGCTGGGTGCGGATTTGGATCAGATTGGCGCCGGATTTAACGTGGCGAGGCAGGTAATAACTCCCGCCCAGCCCGAGGCCATTCCGCCGGTTGAAGCCAAGATGGAGGAGGATGAGGCATATCGGGGACGCATCCAGTTGTCATGGTCACAGCTCAGCACCGCCGGTGCGCGTAACGCTTACCGGTTTTACGCCAAATCCGCCGATCCCGATGTGTTAGATGCGGAAGCCTATGGACCCCAGACCCACAACCGTCCCGGTGAAGTGGATGTGTATGTGTTGTCTCGAACGAAAAGCGGTACCGCGCCCCAAGCGCTGCTCGATGCCGTCAGTCACGCATTAAATGAAGATGAAGTGCGACCGTTAACGGATTACGTGACGGTGCAAAGCGCGGTCCTGAGTGAATACGCCGTGGTGGCCACGTTGGATATTCCCGACGGCCCTGACGCCCAGACGGTGTTGGAGAGTGCAAGAGCAGCACTCGAAACCTATGTGGCGCAGGTGCATCGCATTGGCGGCGTAGCACCACTTTCCGGTATTTACCGCGCCCTGCATCAACCGGGCGTGACTCGCGTTCATTTGGCACAGCCCACCGCGGATATTGAAGCCAAAACAGGCGCCGCGCCGTATTGCAGCACGGTCACGTTGACCTTATTGGAGGCGGATGATGTTTAAGTCGTTACTTCCGCCTAATGCTAAGTCCGAAGAGCGCGCGCTCGAACAGGCCAACGGCGAACAAATTCTTGCGCTGCCGGTTCCTATTCGTCATGTCAAAGATCCCGCGACCTGTCCGGCACATTTGCTGCCGTGGCTGGCATGGGAATATGCAGTGGATTACTGGAACCCGGATTGGGACGAGGCACAAAAGCGGCAGGTTATTGCGGACGCGGCCTATGTTCACCAGCACAGAGGAACGGCAGGTGCAGTGCGGCGATCGCTAAGCGCGGTGGGCCTACCCACTACCGTGGTGGAATGGTGGCAAGACCAACCCCAGCAAGACCCGTACACCTTTCGTATTGAGGTCTACAGCACTCAGGGGGTGACCGAAGCCTTGTACACGCAGATCCGTAACCTTACCGATCGCGCAAAGAACCTCCGCAGCCACCTGAGCAAAATAGATGTGATCACCGACGTAGGAACTGAGGGCGCGTTTTACATTTCAGGTGCTGCGACCGCACACATTGATATCGATATATTTGCAGGGGAGCCCAATGGCTAACTTTTACAGCATTATTACGAATCGCGGCAAAGAGCTCGAGGCCGAAGCGCTGGCGAGTGGAACTAAAATCACGTTGGTGAAATTTGTCGTCGGTGACGGCAACGGACAGGCCACGCCGCCAAAGCCAACGCAAACCAAGCTGGTGAACGAGAAATATCGCGGCGATATTGGGGATCTCAGCGTTTCTCCCGATCAGTCGACCCAGATGATGGCAAAAATAGTCCTCCCGACCGACGTGGGCGGCTTTACCGTGCGTGAAATCGGGATACTGACTGATGCCGGTGAGCTGTATGCCGTGGCGAACTGTGCCGCAATTGAAAAGCCGGTAGGTGGTGTCAGCGTCAATATGCAGTTTCGTCTGGCGGTGTCAGATACGGCCAATATCACGTTAAATGTCGCGACGGGTGATGGACTGTTTTTGCGAATCGATCAGGATTTGTCGGAAATCCGCGGACGCGGTGCGCAGGCGCAAAAGACCGCGCGTGAATCGCTGGCGGTTGTGGATGCGTCTACAAAGCAAAAGGGGCTGGTACAACTTAATAGTGCCACAAACAGCACCAGTGAAATTCAGGCTGCAACACCGGCAGCGGTGAAGGCAACCTATGATTTAGCGAATGCCAAGTACACCGCGCAGGACGCCACAACGGCCAGAAAAGGGATTGTCCAGCTTAACAGTGCTACCAATAGTGACAGTGAGACGCAAGCGGCAACCCCCAAAGCTGTTAAAGCTGCTAATGATAACGCCAACGGACGCGTACCGAGTGGGCGCAAGGTTAATGGTAAAGCATTAAGTGCTGACATCAACGTGACATCAACGGATATTTTTGACGTTCAGGCTGTTGGTATTGGCGCTAATCAAAACCTGAATAATTTCAAAACACCGGGTATCTATTACCAAGCGGCAAACGCTAATAGTTCGCTAGCGCTGAACTATCCTGAAGCGCTGGCTGGTACGTTGCTTGTCTACAAGAATGCGGGTATCACACAAGAATATCTCGTGTATAACAGCAGCCGCATTTATACCCGCAGCCAGTATATGGATGGTGCGTGGACTGCGTGGACACCGCAAGATAGTTTTCCAGTAGGTTCGCCTATACCGTGGCCGTCAGATTCAGCGCCACCATTCTATGCACTGATGCAAGGGCAAACGTTTGATAAAAATGTTTATCGACTTTTAGCAATTGCTTACCCGGCTGGTGTTATCCCTGATATGCGTGGCTGGACAATCAAAGGCAAACCAGCCAGCGGCCGTGCCGTGTTATCGCAAGAGCAAGACGGCATTAAATCGCATAACCACAGCGCCAGTGCTTCAAATACCGACTTAGGCACCAAGACAACCAGCAGTTTTAATTACGGCAACAAAACTGTTAGCACCTTTGACTATGGCACAAAGACGACTAATACCACTGGTGACCACGTTCACGGTACTAATGGATCGGCTGGAGATGCTGATAATAATGCTTTCGCCGGTGGTGATATCAATAACCGGTTATTTAATATCAATACGAAAAACGCCGGTAATCATGCGCATACGGTCGGCATAGGTGCACATAACCACACGGTAGCGATTGGCGCACATAGCCATACCGTTGCCCTAGGTGCTCATGGTCACACCATCACGGTAAATGCCGCAGGCAACCCAGAGAACACCGTAAAAAACATCGCTTATAACTATATTGTGAGGCTTGCGTAATGACTACTTTCAAATTTTCGAATGAAGACCAGACGTTAACTATCTACAACTTATCTTCTGATACCAACGAACTGATTGGAGTGGGAGATTGCTTTGTTCCTGCAAATACAGGATTACCTGCCCACTGTACTAATATTAAACCGCCAAAGGCAAAAGCGGGTTTTGCGTTAGTGTTTGATGCTGATACAAACGCTTGGCAATACATTGCTGATCATCGAGGTGAAATTCGCTGGAACACCCAAAGCCGTCAAGTGCAGGAAATATATGCGCTGGGGGATGTACCTATCGATACTACTGAAAAAGCACCGACCAGTGATTTTGATTTGTGGGATGGTGCAGAGTGGGTAAGGGATACACAGGCAGAGAAAGACTTTCATACCGAGGCGGCGGTACGCGAACATAAAGAGCGGATAAATCTCGCAACAGACCGTATAAACACCTTACAGGATGCGATTGATTTAGAGATGGCAACGGATTTTGAGGTTGAGAGCTTGAAGGCTTGGCGTAAGTACCGCGTGTTATTAAGTCGTGTGGACACAAGCAAAGCGCCGGATGTTGATTGGCCACAAGAACCTAGTATTGCATAGACGCCTATAATGATAGTTAGCCAGAGCAATTGGCTAGCTATCATTTTACTCGTTCTATATCAGCTTTGATGCTTTTTAATTAAATACCGGAGGTAGTATTTAAGATAAGAAATATAATTATTTTCCTTTAGATATTTCTTCGCCTTAAGTCTAAAGGCAGTAGCTGTTGGCGCTTCATCTAAACGGAAATCAGACCAAGGTGATGCATTAAAATATCTTGAAAAAATCCTTGATTCAAAAATTGTATACCACGGCTTGTTTTCGGTAGTGTAGTGAATAATAATGCTATTGAATTCAAATTCTGAATCCAAAAACTTTAACGGTGTTAGAGTTATAATTCTGTTATATTCACGAGCTAAAACTAGCTTCTTATCATTAAGTAGTATATTTAATACGTCTTGATCAGCAAATTTATAGATAGTACCGTTGTTTATCATTTCAAAGCAATGTTCGGTGATATTATTTTTTTTCCACTCAACAGTGTTTATAAACATGAATCCTGCATTGAAATAATTATCTATAGGGGGTAAGTGAGTCTGCAGTTCATATTTTTTTTGTGTTACCGCTAAATCTTCAACAACGGCCGCAATTCTATTCTCAAGATTTAGGTCTAACAATCCATCAAGCATGCCTAAGCATATCATGTCACCATCGAGGTAAAGGATTCTTTCAATGGAACTATCAATAATTTCGGGTGCAAGGAATCTTAAGCATGTTGCTTTAGATAATCCTTGAGTTAATGTCTTTTCATTTATGTACATATCACCATGTATCTTATACACAGTGAGCGACACGTTATCTCCCTTTATTTTAGAGAATCGGGTTAAGCTATCGTCGCTAACATCCTCAGAGAATAGATGGAAATGTAGGTTTATATTTGGGTTGTTTTTTATCACAGATGTGATAGCTACACCGCATGGCATCGCAAAATTATTATCAAAGCAAAATGTAATATTTAGCGTTTTGCTTTCCGATAGTTTATTCTTGATGAGCATTATTTCATCATATTTATAATTGCAATGTCCCATAGAGCCCCAAATAAGATTTTTTAAATAAATATTTATCACATTGACGAATATCAGTATTTTGACGATATAGAACAGTTTGGTCAATTTGTTTGTGGCACGAAAGTGGCGAGGATGGAGCGCCTCGATGGTAATTGAGTCTTTGATGGCGGAGGCGAATCAAAAAATCGCGCCGCTACAAGCCGCATTAGACGTAGGCATGGCGACTGATGAAGAATTAGCGAAGCTCAAAGTGTGGGAAACCTACTTTGTGTTACCCAGCCGAGTGGATGTAAGTAAAGCGCCGGATGTTGAATGGCCTGAAAAAACCAGAAGAGTAGTTTAGTTTGCGCCGGAGCGTATGCAAGACTCCGGCGCAGTGACAACACCAGCGGATCGCCGCAGAGCGTCGGTTCTG